AGATCTATAGACACGTTTACCTTTAGAATTTACACAAATAAATGTTACATAGAAATGATATAAGTTGTTCTTCTTAGACAAGTTGTAATCAATGAACCTAGATATCAAAGCACCTAGTAGAACACCAACAAAAATAACAACAGCGTATAACATAAATAACACCTCGTAACAAGTTTCAAAATTCTACATCATCGTCATCAAACTCTTCATCATCAATATCTATATCAACTTCAGATATATGAGAGATTATTTTAGGTGTAACCGTAGTAGGTGCAATAACATTTGAAACAGGGTCATCATCACCTCCGGGCAAATATTGCATATTTCCTGTATTGACATCCCAAGCATAGCTAAGAACAGGTTTTTGATTATTAGCTATACGAGATTTCTCTAGTCTAATATCTAATACATGTTTATCAAAAATCTGACGAAGTGAAAATGCTTGAGTAGCAATTCTACCCGGATGATCTGAACCTTCTACATTCAACAAAGAAGGAAATGGAAGTCCTTTGTCATCTTTATTCTCCTTAGTCTCTCGGTTAGCTTGCATAGCAACTACAACAGCACAACTATATTTCTTGCTCATTCTGAATAAATCAAGACAAAGATTTTTGTAACGTTCATAGTCACTTGTAGATCGTTTAGTATCCTCCATATAAGAAAGTCCGTCGATTATAACAAGTTTGATTTTATGTTTCTTTACAATATTCTCAATAACTCGAGTATTAACAACTCCTCCAGCTACATCCTTATCCTCTAGCACAAATGCGCTAGTGGATTCTTCTTCCAAACTTTCAATATATTCTACATACTGAGGAGTATATTTACCTTGGTACAATTGACTGTTTTGAAAATGCGCTCTCCAAGTATCAAATCTAGTACCTAGGTAACTTGCTTGCATCTCAGGAGAGTAATACAACACAGGAAACCCGTTCTTCTGAGCAGTTTCCATCATTTTTGTACATAGCCATGACTTACCAGAATTGGTCCTAGCAACAATAAGAAGTAATTCTTCTACTGTAGAAAGTCCTCCATACATAAGTTTATCAATTTCTGCAAATCCTGTAGGAATTCTTGCTTGTTTAGAAAATTCAATTATCTGTTCACTACGTTCTTTTGCATCGTGAACAATATCCATTGGATCACTGGAAGTAAGTTCATTAACTTTATCACACTGCATAGAAAGATACTTCCATGCATCTTCAACATCTCCAGATCCTAGACTCTTTAACTTATTAAATGTCTCTACTAAGAGTATGTGCTGACGATTTTTATTTAACTCATTAACAAGATAATCGACGTTTTCAGAAACCTTTACAAGATTAACATCTGGAAATCTAGCTTGAAACGTGAATACATCTGGTACATCGCCGTATTCTTGCTGATGATCTAAGATGTATTCAATGTGTTCACGATAAACAGAATAATAATCCCTGTCAAATGAACAAAGCTTATCTACTTCTTCTTTTGAATCACTAGTAAGGATTCGTGAAATAACTTGGAGTTCAATTGCTTCAATCATTTAAGCTCCACCGTCCCTACTTTGCTAGAATTCAGTATCTGCTTTAATGATTCAAAAAACAAGTTAGAAGAATTATTCCCAGAACCTGCAGTTACTAATCGAGATAAACTAGGAGTTACAACAATCGTCTTCTTATCATTAGATTGTCTTGATTGTAAAATATTTAACAATGTTTGAGTCTCAAAGTCTCCAAATCTAACATAATCCATATTAGATATAACTAATACTTTACATGTATCAATCCATATCCGAGTATACTCTAGATCCTCTGGCTCCTGTTTCATACTCCAGCTTTTCTTAACGTCTTCAAGAAATCGAGAATACTGTAGGTTGTAGACACTGCAATGTAATCTACTACCTTTCCAATTTTTACAAATCTCACAGTAAGTTATGAATTGAGCTACTTTGACAGAATCTTTTGAATTTGCAAAAAAGGTCTGCAGACCAGATTCTGCAGAATTAAGCTCTTTCAAAACACTATCTAACTTGTAATACATATCTTTGAAAACAGGATTATTCATATCAATCCTATTTCGTTCAAGCAAGTAAGAAGTCTCTACAAGTGTAGGACATGATTTATCACAAAAGGTTTCAGTACAATGAGGTGTAAAAATACAATTATGCATCTACTTCACACCTCCTAATAATAGGATTCCTAGATCGTTTATATGCTACTCTAGACATGACACATTGTCTAGCCATACTAACTACATCTGTATATCCAAGATTTATGTAATCAGAAGTAGTTGTAAACAACGTCAAGAAGGGCTGTAATTCTCCATACATCGGATACTTATGTTTAATACCTTTAATGTCCCTCTCTAACAAGTACCGTCTAACTACATATTCTTTAACGAAATCGGCATTGTAAGGTATTTTAGAAGTATCTGGAAGATCTTTCCATACATCAGAAATTTTGTATAAATCTCCGTCAATTTCAATAGTTGTATAAAAACTTACAATTTCTCCATCTTTAATTTTAGAAAGTTTAAATAGATGAGGATACTTAATGATATTATCTAATACTTCTTCTTTTGTAAATCCCTCTATAGGAAGTATTAATCCTAATTGACCATGATAATCAAATACTAAACTAGGTTCATACAAAATAGGAGATCTAGTCTTTATGAAGTTATTAGGATATAGATTGATAAGTTGTGCCTCAGTCATGTTATCTACATCTGTAGTAACAGAAATCTCATTTTGTTTAGTAGGAATTTCAGGAATAGATGTATAAATACAATATACATCTCCATCAATTACTTTGTACAACCAAGGTTTAGTTACATCAAATTGAGGTACAGAAGGAGGTTGAATATACAAATCACTCTTATCGGTCTCTCTAAAAAGTTTTACCTGATTCTTATTAGAAGATTTAGAAGCTATCTGATGTTTATTTTTTGGTACAATAGGAGTAAACACATTGGAAGTTGTGTTAGAATTCACTACTTCAATGTCCCAATTAACATCTCGAGGATTTATATATAAATTACCTAATTGATCTTTCAATAAGAATTCATCTTCTATTGTTATGTTATCAAAAGGACTGATAGTAGAAGACCACTTATGAGGAAACGACTCATTCTCTATAACATAATGTGTTATTGTATTTAGAAGTCGGATAGTTTTAGTACGTAATTCATGCGATCCGTCATATATACTTGATACATAAGTAATTATGTCAGAATGTAAAGAAGAAAGCTTACCTTTAACATATTTGGGATAGTTTAACATTGCCGGAATTTGAGAAAATTCAACGCTCATTCACTATCACCAGCCTTCAAAGTAAGATTACAAATATCTAAGATAGATTTATCATACAAATAATTTGTGTAAGGATTCATTATCTCTCCATTTTTGGAACTTACTAATGAATAAACACAATCCTCTGAAGGATACAATTCAGAGGAAGGATCACAGCACAAATCTCTCAAACCATAATCTAATAAGATGTCCCATATAACAACAGCAGACAAGGTCATGTTACAAGGATCTGTAGTTTTATCAAATTCATATACTTCATATGGTACTGCATAGTTATTTTCTGAAGTAGTAATAGATAACATCCATTTATCAAACATAGTTGTAAATTCGTTCAAAGTACCACACTCAAGATTATACCCATAAAGTATAACGATATCTCTAATCCAACGAGGTAACTTTTTCATGTTATACTTAAAAGATTCAGGACATTCCAAAAATCTAGTAGAAAACCACTTCCACAATAGCTTTCCGCAACTTCCTGCCTCTAATATAGCTACATCTGCATTTGCTAAAGTACTTAAACAGTGTTTATAAGTAAATAACGCTCGTTTCTTGGATGTACTAAAATTAGTGTTCACATTACTAACAGGTTTAGGTGAACTCAAAAACTGCCTCAATTCTGATATTTGATCTTCCATAGAATCAAGTACAGAATCTAAATCAGAAACTTGAGATCCTCCAAATTCATCTTCTTGCCCATTGATTAAAGCTTCATCTTGAAGAATCTCTGCTATAACTAGAATAACCTGATTACAAGTATTAGCAAGTTCTTTCAATCTATCTTTAGATTTCTGATACATTCTAGGCTTAGAATTTGATAATTCATTTACATAGTTAAGGAGCTTCTTAACTTGAACTTCTGCACTGTAGATGTCCACCTTAGATATTCACCTCCTTAACATGTTGATTCTACTACTATACATGACGGTTACACTATGAAACAAAAAGAAGAGTACGGCGCTGACAAGTACTGCCTTTCTCAAGGGCAAACTTCTCGATAACAGGTCCGATCACTAAAACGTGCCGGCTGTTCGGTACACCCAAGAACTGGAAGGAA